AATCAAAAAACAGACGAAGAAAAAAGGGACACTCTAACAGTGTCACAGTGTCACCTAGCCCAGTACCTATCAAGTAAGGTACTGGGCTATTGTCGTCTAAAGACTCCATGTATCAATCTAATCAGTCTATCAAATAGCTATATCTTATCGCGCGTGCACGCGCGCGCGAAACGCGCACGCGCGCACGCGCGGCTCTTCAGCGCTATTGTTCGCAAGCTCACAAGCGCTGTATAATATATAACTTGTTGTAGTCGTAGTAGTAGGCAATGTGGAAAAGTTGAAAAGTACGAAAATTTAACGATAAAGCGTAAATAAAAGACAAAAAATACTGTTGAAAGTTTCGTTGAAAACTTGTTGAATTGTTGAAAGTTCATCAAAATGACGAAAAACATTGTGCAACTTTATGTTGAAAACCTGTTGAAAGTGTTGAAAGCGTTGAAAACGCGCACAGCGCTAACAATGAATGAATTATCCGAGTTCCGCTTGCGCTACACACGGAAGGGCGCTAAAGCGCCATTCAAAACAAAGGAGCAAAACCGGATTACAAAATTATTACAAAATGCAAAAAACATTGAAAGAACTCTTGACAAGTGGTAAAATTAAATCAGAAAAAGAAAAGGAGGCAAAACACCATGAAAGGCTACGATGAATCTACAGGACTATTTAAATCCCGATACTACGCAAAAAAATACGCAAAAGGCGATGAGGTAGCCGTAAAAGTTGAGGGTGGATACACAATAATGACCGCCGATTATTATTACAAAATCTGGAAAACACAAAAATGAAAGGATTGACAAAAATGCTTAGAAGCTATATCATGAACACAGATGGAAATGTACAGCTTGGAAGACATTTCAAGGTAAAAGAATTTGCTTGCAAAGATGGTAGTCCAATAGTATTTATAGACGACTACTTATACACCGTCCTGGATATCCTGCGACATAAAATTGAAAAGCCAGTCGTAATCACCAGCGGATACCGTACACCAGAATGGAACGAAAAATGCGGGGGAGCAAAATACAGCTACCACATGCGCGGTATGGCAGCAGACATCCGGGCGAACGGAATGAGCGCAAAAGAACTTGCCAACAAACTGAATGCAATCATCCCGGATGAATGCGGCATTATCGTATACAACAGCTGGGTACATTTCGATGTACGGACCAGCAAATACAGAAAGGGGGTGTAAAAATGGCGTTGATTTCCATTAAGGAGGTCAAACAGGCAATCAAAATCATGATGCAGATCCTGGAAAAGCTCGACGAAATTTACCACGCACTGCACGACAGCGTCGAAGAAAAGGAGTAAAACAATGACGTACAAAACATGGAATGTAAGGGACCAGCCCAAAGAAACGCTAGAAAGACAGCTCGAAAAAAAATACAAAGAAATTAACAGCAATTACAGAATGCTTAGAAGAGTGTCGAACATCGATGATGCAAAAATGCTGATAGATGAAATTTGGCAGATGAAAAGCTTCGCGAACACGATTGAGATGGAATTAATGAGAAGGGAGTGTAACGATGGCACGACATCGTAAGAAAATGAACGGCGCAAAAGACCGCCGCATGTTCAACGCAACAGCACGAAAGACCAAAACCATCAACCTAAGTCAAAAGCCCATGCGCGGCGGCATCCGGCTGTAAAAGAAAGGAAAAAACAATGGAACATCTGTATTTCGGAATTTGGGACAACGTAGCAAAGTGCTACGCATGGGTAGGCGAAAACAAGAACAACGCAACCTTTGCACGAATGTGCAACGTAATGGCAAAGGACGAAAAGACATTCATTGGGCAGGCACCGGAAGACTATCTCGGCTACAAACTGGCAACGTTCAATGACGAAAGCGGCGTTTTCACCAACGACAAGGAGAAAGTGTGGGAGGGCAAAGCGGGTGAATAAACGATACGAAGAAGGGCGAGAGCCCTTCTTTTCTGAACCGGGCGAAAAAATGCGGAAGCAATACGTCTGGACAAGAAACGAAAAAGGGCAAGAAGTGCTACAAGAAACAGCGCCAATCGACATTCAGCAGGAAATCGAAAGCTATGCAGACGAATGCGACATTAAAAACATCGTTCGAAAAGCAAGCTTTGACCCGGAATTTCTCAAAAGTCTATCCGAAGGCGCAATGACAGGGGCAGAAGTGGATGTGACGGAATGGCCGCAAAACATCCACGAATATCACCGAATGGTTGCAACCGCACAGGCAAACGCCATGAAAATCGAAGAACTGCAAAAAATGACAGCGGAAGAAGCAAAAGCAGAACCTAAAACAAAGGAGGGAGAAAAGTGAATCGAAACAATGAACGACACTTTAACCAGGTTCCGAAAATGGAAGCAAGCCGAACCCGATTCAGGCGTGACCAGACGATTTTAACGACATTTGATTCCGGCAAACTGATTCCGTTTTACGTTGACGAGGTGTTACCGGGAGACACATTCAGCGTGGATACATCGGCGATTATCCGAATGACCACACCAAAATACCCAGTGATGGACGATGCATTCATTGATTTCTACTACTTCTACTGTCCTAATAGAATTCTGTGGGACAACTTCAAATACTTCATGGGCGAAGTCGAGGAGGCCCCGTGGATGCCAACAAAAACATACAAAGTACCAAAAATAAAAATCAACGAAGGAGGAACCGTAGCACCAAAAACGATCCCAAAAGAAAAATCAATCCTAGACTACATGGGAGTACCAACAAAAACAGAAAAAGGATTTAACATAAACGCCTTACCAATCAGAGCGTATGTGAAAATTTGGAACGAATTCTTCCGAGACGAAAACGTGGAAAATGCCGCCACAATCAAAACAGACGATGAAGATGTGGCATACTTAGACAACTACGAAGACGATAATATAGAAGAAACTATTAAATACGCATACAGAGGCGGCAGATGCTTACCGGTAAACAAGTTCCACGACTACTTTACCAGCTGTCTGCCTTATCCTCAGCGCGGGCCGGAAGTAACGCTGCCAATGACAGGCAATGCACCAATCAGATTAGGGAATGGAAACGGAGAATACCAAGAGAGCAACGGGCCAATAGAAATGGTAATAGGTGTATTAAACAAAAATACACCGGGATCTCTAAGCTATACAAACGCAACGGGAGCACCCGGAGAAAAAAAAGCGATGCAATTCACCGGAACAGAAAGAACGTCCAGCGAAACAGGAGGCGGCGGGTGGATGTATGCAGACCTTGCATCAGTCACGGCAGCAACCGTCAACGATTTACGCAAAGCCGTAGCAGTACAGCAGTACTACGAGGCGATGGCACGAGGCGGCAGTCGATACCGCGAACAGGTAAAGGCACTATGGAATGTGGTCATCTCAGACAAAACTGTACAAGTGCCAGAGTATCTAGGCGGCGGCAGATATCATGTCAACATTAACCAAATCGTGCAGACCAGCGGACAGCAGGCAAACAACGATACGCCCATCGGCGAAACTGGCGCAATGTCAGTAACGCCAATCAACGAAAGTAGTTTCACAAAATCCTTTGAAGAGCACGGATTTATCATTGGGGTATGCTGCGTAAGGCACAACCGAACTTATCAACAGGGTCTCGAAAGGTTCTGGAGCCGGGAAGATAGACTCGACTATTACGTGCCACAATTCGCCAATTTGGGAGAGCAGCCGGTAAAGAAAAAAGAAATCATGTTGACCGGTAATGAAACTGACGAAGAAACATTTGGCTATCAAGAAGCATGGGCAGACTACAGAATGAAGCCCAATCGTGTATCCGGCCTTATGAGAAGCAACGCAACAGGAACGCTAGACTTCTGGCACTATGCAGACAACTATTCAGATGTGCCCACACTCTCGCAAGAGTGGATGACAGAAGGAAAAACCGAAATCGCAAGAACGCTTATCGTACAAAACGAGCCTCAATTCTTCGGAGCAATCCGTGTAGCAAACAAGACCACAAGACGGATGCCGTTGTACAGCGTACCGGGCTTGTACAAAATGTAAAAAAGGAGGAAGCCCGGAGAAATCCGGGCTATTTTTAAATGGCAGGATTATTAAGCTTTTTAAGAGCACTCAACATAGCGGGAAACGTAGCAAATACAATCGGAACATTTGCCGGAGCAGCAAAAAACATAGCAGGAGCATTCGGCGGATGGGGCCAAACAGGCAACAGCCAAAGCAGCGGCGGCAGCATACAGCAAGGTGGCGGGCACTCAGCAAGTGGGAGCCAGTCAGGTACCAACATACAGCAAGTTGACGAATGGCTAAAACAGGCATACGCATACCAAGGGCAAGAAGCGGCCATGCAGGGCAAATACAACAGTCAAAGCATGCTTAAACAGATGGGATATAACACCTTACAAGCAATCATGCAAGGCGTATATAATCACATCGAAAATGGCGTAGCCATGAACTACAACAGTGCCGAAGCACTAGCAAATCGAGAATGGCAAGAACACATGTCAAGCACTGCATACCAACGAGCCGTGGAGGACATGAAAAAAGCCGGACTGAATCCAATCCTAGCATATGCAAATGGAGGAGCGAGCACACCGGGGGGGAGTGCAGGAACAATCAGCGGAGCAAGTATGGGCTTAGCAAGCAGCAGTGCGCTAGGAGTAAGCCGGAGCGGAGGTTTTGTCCCAAACGCATACGAAAGCTCGAGCTGGTCACAAAGTGACTGGTACAACGCCGCGCAAAGCTGGCAACAAATGCTCAGCACAACACACATGACACCTTACGGACTACAAAAAGCCTTAACAGACGTGGCAGACAACACAAGCAAAGCAATCGATAAGGCAACAGTAAAACAGCCAAACAAGAAAAATTATATCGCACCACAAGACAAAACAGGAGAATACGGAGAAAGACGAAAGCCGGGTGACTACTTAAAATGAGTTGCTACAAGCCATTGATAAGGCTGTACAACCCTGAAAACAAAGACATAAGCGGGCGGGTGTACTCACTCGCCCGCTTTTCTGAAATATCGGGAAAGCAGCTAAAGTATGAAGATTTGATGTATCAAAAAAACATCATGTTGATACCATGCGGACAATGTATCGGATGCAGAATAAGGCAAAGAGAAGATTGGACAACACGGATAGAGCTGGAAGCGCGAGATTACCCGAAAGAACAAGTGTGGTTTATAACATTAACCTATGATGACGAACACGTACCGGGAATGATCGTAAACACAGGCGAAATCATGCGAAAAGTACAATACGTCTGGAAGCCGGGCGAGAAGCGCCCTGAGAGCGTCCAAACATTACTATATCCTGACATTCAAAAATTCTTAAAACGGCTCAGAAAGGCTTATAGGGGCAAATTACGCTATTTTGTAGCCGGAGAATACGGAGAACAAACCGCAAGACCACACTACCACATGATATTGTATGGATGGCAACCGAAAGACCTGGAACACCTATACAAAATACAACACAATGGATATTACACAAGCAAATGGCTAGCAGACCTATGGGGCATGGGTCAAATACAGATAGCACAAGCAGTACCGGAAACATATAGATATGTTGCGGGATACGTAACAAAAAAAATGTACGAGATAGACGGAGTAAAAGCAAACGCATACTATGAGCTAGGACAAACAAGACCTTTCGCATGTATGAGCCTTAAACCGGGTTTAGGAGACAACTATTACGAAAAACACAAAGCAGAAATCTGGAGACAAGGCTATATACAGTGCACAAACGGCAAACACGCACAGATACCACGATACTATGAAAAGAAGATGGAAGTTGAAAACCCACAAAGATTGTGGAGAATTAAACAAAACAGACAAGCAGCGGCGATCGCAGAAAACCGACTAAAGTACGAAAACGCAGACTTTGCAGAACAGTGCAAGACGAAAGAAAGAGTAATCAAAAAACAGACGAAGAAAAAAGGGACACTCTAACAGTGTCACAGTGTCACCTAGCCCAGTACCTATCAAGTAAGGTACTGGGCTATTGTCGTCTAAAGACTCCATGTATCAATCT